GTCATTTATTCCACAATTTGACCTTTGTGTTTGTACGAATATTTTACCGTTGATTAACAGTAATGATGATGGTACTTGGAGACGTATTCGTATCGTAAAACATATGTCAAAGTTCGTTGACCCAACGGAGAATATTAAACCATCTGAAGAGTCGCCTTACATCTTTCCAAAGGATAAGTCGCTTGAAGATAAATTACCCGGTTGGGCAGAAACATTCTTGAGTATGTTAGTAAAACGTGCGTTTGAAACCCAAGGTAAAGTGGAAGACTGTCCTATTGTAATGATGGCATCTAATAATTACAGACAACGTGAAGACCATATTGCATCATTCGTAAATCAAATGATTGAAGTAAAGGAGGGTGAAGTAGTAAAACGTCAAGCGTTAAGCGAGGAGTTCAAGAAATGGTACAGTGAATATCACAACTCTAAGAGAATTCCAAAAGGTATTGAGTTATTTGATTATATGGACAAGAAATTTGGACAAGCAAAGAAAGATGGATGGCACGGTGTTGCTATTATTTATCCAGACATAACGGAAATTGCAGATATGAATTGCTATTAAAATAAATTATCTAAAATTAAAAAATAATTTATTTGACTTACTAAATGCTTTTATAAATATTAGATGGTAATAATTCCCATATACGTAGAATAATATGATTCCAAATCCAAAATACAGATTGAGTAATGTAAATTGGATATAAAATAAAAAAGACAAGAATACAAATTCTATATACTAATGAATATTCACTTTTTCTAATAAATAAAAAAATAATGAAAATAATTATAATGACAATATAAATGAATTTATATATAGTGTACCAGTTTTTTAGGTAGTTATAATTTTGGGTTTCGTAATAAGTTTTACGGTCACTAGTAACAACATCACCAGTTGATTGGTTAATGTCTTTTTTTAAATCAGTATTTACTGTAGAATAATTATCATACAAGTCTTCTAAGTAGTCATAGTTAGTATACAAGGTTTCATAAAGGTCACTTAGATTTGTTGATTGAGTAACAACTTTTTCAAAAGAAGCAGTTATTTTATCTCCAATTTTATTTGCTTGAACAGTATACCTTGTTGTCATATAGTCACTATATTCGGATTCTCCAAGAGTACTAACCAAATAATTTTTTTCGGCAACTGATAATTTCGTTGGGGCAGTTTGTAAATTCAACTCTGCATCTAAATATATTTGTTTAAGGTTTTTTATATTTTCTTGCGCTTGACAATCTGGACCACAAGTTAATGACTTGGCTGCTTCTGCTAAAGCAGAGTCTACTTGTTCAGCCATTTTATTTATCTGGTTTGTTATATTTTCATCTTGAAGTTCTGATAAATTTTCACTCATTGTATTTATTCTTATATTATAGTATTATTTTGTTTTTAAAATTCTCACAAAATAATATTAAATTACTGGTTTTAAATATTTTAATTATATGGAGAGTAGGTACTCATTGTTTCAATTGTTGAGTCTGTACCAGTAATAGAATCTGTTGTGTAGTCACTTGTAGCCGAAGCAGCATTAGTTGCGCTATTGGAAACAACACAAATATTATTTGTATAGTCATACGTCATTCCATCATTACAACAATTTGAACCAGTACACATTGAAGAAGATGGTGAAGACATGGTAGAAGCCCACGGATTTGTTCCCGAAGGATTCGTTGTGTCATATTTTGGAGCTGTGCTTGGGTTAAATCCCCAGTCATACTCATCATAGTTCATCTTATCGTGTGATATTAACCGTACGTATTTGTACCATAAAAATACAACACTTACAACAATTATAGTAACAAGTATTAAATAATAAATTTGACTTGGAAGGAATCCCTTATTGAATATAATAGTAATGAGAATAATAACAACACATATAATAACGATTGACTTCATAAAACTACTATGGTCAGCATATCTATCACCGTAGTAGGTATTTATTTCAACCATTCTTAGTTTACTATACTTGTCTTTTTGCATACCGAGTAACTGATTCTTAGCGTCATTTAATTCATTTTCAACAATCATAACAGTTTGAGCTTGTTGTGATAATAACTTATTTGACGCTGCTAAATTTTGCAGAGTATTTAACGAGTTATTATTTAAAAAAGTGTATAAGTTGGAACGCATTTGGGATAACTGATTTATTTGTTTAATAATACTGTCTTTATCAGATGCCTTTAATGTTCCATTTGAAATACCAGAAGCTAAACTATTAAATAGATTTTGCTCTAATGACTGAAGACTTTGAATGTTTGTAAGAGTTTGTTCATTTTTATCAACTGTGGTCATATTAAGTTATATATAGATAATAATAAGATAATATAAATTCTTCAATTAATTTAAATTATTCCAACTATATTTAAATTAATTGTATGATTTCAAAAAATTTATTTTCGCATAATATTCATTGTTACAATTACAGTAGCTATTGCTAAAATACTCCAGAACATATATCCGTAATTTTCTTGTAAAACTTTGATATCACTTTCTTTTACAATATTACTAATATTGTTTTCACGGATATCAGTAAACTCACTCATTTCAGCAATTACATCATTATATTTTTGAATGTTTGCTTCAATTGTTTTGCTGTTTAACCCAGTTGTATTATTTATAGACATTGACTTTTTGTTCAAATTATTTAATATTTTTATCATTTCTTTTGCAGTAGATACTATACTTGCTTGTATTTCGTTTGACTGTGATGAAGCAGACATAATTGCAGTTGATAGGTCACAAGTTGAACTTGGGGACATGTAACCACTTTTCTTTACATAATTTTTCCATTGAGAACTATCTATATTGACCACTTGTTTATTACAAGCGCTGTTTAAATTTTGTAACATTTTATTGCGAACATATAAAGTTGTATTTGGTTTTAGTATTCTATTTGAAGGGTTAATAATATCTTTACCATAAAAAGTAGCAACATTAGTTGATGAGTCTAAAGTGAATCCATAACAACTTGAACTTCCGTTACATTTTGCAACAGCAGTATCATAAGTGGCATTTTGTAAAGTATTTGTACTTGCTAACGTTGTTCCATAGTTACTATACTTTTCATATGTTAAAGAAAGACCAGTCATTGAGTCTGGAAATTCAGTTACGTTGGAGTTGTAGTCAACATATCCCATTTTTCCTACGGAACTAGCGTCGCCTAATTCATTCATTTTATAAATTGCGTTGATTCCGTTATTACCGTAGTTTTTGCCATCTAATGATTTACTACAAGTTTTAGCCTCACCATATATTTTGGCACTTGATAAATCATTACTTGCAAAACATTTTGAAGAACCAGAACCGATTCCTTGTAAAGCAAAGTATCCGTAACCATTTTTTACCGCCTCATCTTTACACGTAGAAAAAGAATATGTGCTTTTCCCACTTCCTAGAGATGTCATTGCTGGTTTATCTGCTCTATCATTATAACAACCCTTGTAGTTGGACAAGTCTGACTCAAGTTGATAAATTGCGTTTGCCCAACCACCTCCATACGTTTTTTTATCCTTTCCAATGTAAGAACTGTTTTTTTTTATTCCGTACTGTGATGCTTTGGTAAAATCATTACTTACTGCACACTGTGCAGTTTGATTTGTTGAATTGAAATTTTGTAGTGCAAAAAATGTGTTTCCAGTATTCATAGCGTGTTTTTTACAACTTTCATATGTGAATGTTCCGCTACCACCATTCACTAGTGTCATTGCACGTGATGGTGAATCTTTATATGTGTTAACATAAGTAGCTGTTCCATTTGGGGATTTGTAAATTGCGTTTACTAATGTATTACCATATACATATCCATTACTGTCTGTATTGCACATTGTTTTTGCTACTTTATACTTTTGTGCAGTTGCTAAGTCATTACTAATATAACAAGATGATAAATTTGTAGTACTATCTAGACCTTGCAGTCCAAAGTAAGAACTACCACTATTTACTGCTGCTTCTTGACAACTAGCATAATTGTATATTTTACTTCCATTATTTACACTTGTCATACTTGGACTCGTGGTAGAGTCATTGTAACAACCAATATACTCAGAAGTTGCAGTGTTTAATGTTTTATTCACAAAGACACTTGAACCTTCATTACCACAAGACTGACCACTTACCATATTTGAACCACTCGTTGTAACGTCTGATAAACTTCCCAAGTTTAAACTTGTCGAACCGCTTGGGCAATTATTTTGTCCATTTGTTGCATTATATGTTGCGCTAGAGTCATATAGTTTTGAGGTACCTTTACTAGTAACGTAGTAGGTCTTTCCGTTTGATAAAGTTACATTTTTATTTGCGTAAGGGTTATTAGTTATATTGGTAAGTTTTGTTTTTATTTTATCAGCAGAAGAGTTGTTTACGGTGTTGTACTTTTCAATAAGACTATCATACTGTGTTTGCAATTTATCCAACTCTGATAACTGACTTAATATTTCTTGACTAACTGGAGTAGATGGTGTCATTATTGTTTTAGACATTGTTGAAGTTTGTGTTGTAAAACCTTCAACTGGTGCAGATTCTTCGTTTTCTTCATTTAAACTATTGTTGAATCCTTGAATAGTTGTTGTTTCTTTTTCTTCTAAATCGTTGGCAATAGCAACGGTTCTAGGATTAGTTTTTATGTCTTTTTGGTATTTTTTAAATTTCAACCCTTGTTTTAATGTGGGTGGCAAGTTATGTTCTTCTATTTTATTCATAACTGATTTTATAGTTTCCATAAGGTTGTTCAACTAATATAATAAAATATAAAAATATATTACTTTTTGTATTTTACATTCTTTATTATTATAAATTTATTTCTAAGGAGATGGAACTATTTTCATTACAATTAATAATATAAGTGATACTATAACCGAAAATAAAATAAAACCATATGTTAACTTTAAGAAACTTACTAAAACAAATAAACAAGATATAATAATGGTCCATAGAAAAAATCTCATCCAGTTGAAAGTTACATTTGGAAAAAATAGTAATTTTACAACAACTGTAAGAAATATAAAGGATAATAAACTCCACAAAATGTAAGATGTCTGGTTTTGGTATAAATACATATTTTGGTCTGTATTTTTTACATTTATTTCGCCATACTCTTTCAATATATTATTAATGTTTTCTCTATCAGCCATTAAACTTTTATACCTCGTTCCGAGTAGTGTGTTATTGGTTGAAATATTGTTATCGGTACTTGATTGTAAGTTCACAGTGGTTGTCTTGTTTATATTATTCATTTTTTTTAACAAGTCAACTAGTTTTGCATTTAAAGTGTCTAAAGTATTTGCAGTATTTACTAACTCACTCACAATTGCAGTCTGAGTTGTACTTCCAGATACTAAACCAGCGTTTCCACTACGTGTCCAACAAGATTTTGCAGATGAATCAAATGTAGCGCCAGTGCATTTTGAGTCTGCACTACATAATGCCGTACATTCACCTATTGTTGAAACTGTTTTTTGTTGAATCGCCCCCGTTCCCCAAAAAACTTTGGAAGGGACTAGTACGTATCTTTTTCCATTACTTGTTACAACATCTGAAGTGGTTGTTTTAGTAACTACTCCATTCAATGCCGAGGTGTAATTTGTTTGCGCTTGTTGGTACAATGTCATTGTATTTTCATATTCTTTTTCCAAAGATTCTAAACTTAGAATCGTAGATGTATTTTGATTGTCTTGAGTTGTCATATATATATAAAATAATATTTTATATTAAGATATTATTTTATATCATATTGGAACCCCTAAAAAAAAATAATTAATACTGCAGTTGCGATTTGTACAGTTTCCGGAATTGCGAATCATTTTACGTCTAATAGCATAGTTATTAGATGAAACTGCACCAAATACACCAGAACCAGATACATATTTATTGTAAATATCAGTTGGTTGGTTGCACATTAGTCCTAAAGAAAAATTACGTCTGTTTCCTACAGCTCCCATTTTTTTATATAAAAAACCATCTTTTCCAACATAGAAATTTCCGTATGGCATTATTTTATACAGTATAACAATATAAAATAATTATAGAAATTCAAAAAAAATCATTATCCTTTCATAATCGGCATTTTTATTCCACTAGCTACAACATCCAAAGGGGTTTGTTTAAAAACTTTGTATAATACTGCAGTCAATAAAAAAATCCCAATAAATAATGTTACATTTGCAACATACTGAGTTTGATACAACTGTTTTGAGTCGTCCAACATAACATCTGAACCGTTATTGTCACCACTTAACTGTCCATATTGTTTGTTTAACTTTGTATTCAAACTTTTCTCATAGTTAATTTTATTACCTAAATTCAATAATTTATCTTTCAGTGTTACAAGGTCATTTTCAATACCGATTTTCACAGAAAACATTTCAGATAGTACAGTGTCTAAATTTGTTTTACTTGATGCATAAATATTTGTATATTCACCAACATCTGGATATTTATTAGTATTTACAAAAGCTAGTTTATATTCAGTCAATATTGGATAAAACTGTTGTTTTAACGTTTCAATTTTTGAATTATAGTCAGTAGGACTGGACATTAATGCTTATTACTAATATCTATGAATATAATATTTTACGTACTAAACACAAATTCTATAATAATAACTGTTTATGGCAGTTTTACTTGGTCTAATTATTTCACATACTTGTCCCGGACGAATACCTATAACTTGTGCAACCGGGTCAAATCTTGAAATATCTGGAAATTGCGAATCGTCTGTGATATTGTATCTTAGTTTAATCTTATCAACTTCTTCATTTGTTAATACACGATGTTCTGGAACCAAAGTATGTTCAAGAATGTTAAATTGAAGTCTTTTAATACTTTGAATAATAATCAAAATTCCATCTTGTTCCCAAATATGTTTTAATAAATTCGTCAAGGTTTCATTCATATCATCTTTTACAATAATCATTAATGTATCTTCTTTTGTTAAAACTTCTTCTAAATTAAACAAATCGTCAATAATTTCTTGAACATTTTGTGGACGAAGTGTTTTGGCTAAATAATAAGTAATGTATATTTTTTGTTTTCTAACCGTGTTAGGTGCATTTTCGTCTTGTTTTTTTTCCAAAAGAATATCAAGTTGTTTATTTTGATACATAGTATTCACCTCATTAACACTAAAATTATCATAGTCACCAGTGTTGTAATTTTGTTTTTTCATTAATTCCAAAATAGTCTTACGAGACTTGTATATAGATGAAATTAAACTACTTGAATTGTTTATTGTTGTCATTATATTATATTAATAATATAATAACATAGTATCATTTTAATTCAATTTTTATTATTTATATATTTTTGGTGTATTTTATTCAGTTGTATTTACAATAAAATAACTTTTTTTGCTCCACTAGAACCAGATGATGTATCTGACGTATCATTTGAGGTGGAGGAAGTGCTTGTGTCTTCATCTATTTTTACAACATCATCAACGTCAAAAATAGTTTTA